GTGAAAGGGCTCGCCGACGTCGAATTTGAAACCGCTGATTCCGACATCGTCGTCGAGTTTCAGGAAACAAAACCACAATCACCAGAAGGAGGTGAATCCATGACCAAAGAAGAACTGGATGCAAAACTCGCAAAGGAACGCGAGAAACTCCAGGCGGAGTTCGCGGAGAAGGAAAAGACGCTCCGCGAAGAAGTCAAGGCGGAGCTCAAGACGGAGTTGGAAACCGACTTCGGAGAGAAGCATACCGCCCTTGAGGAAAAGAACCGGTCCCTGCAAGCGGAGATCCATCGCAACGATGTGACCGGAAAGATTGACAAACTGGTCAGTGACGGCCGGGTGACACCGGGCATGCGGGATCTGGGCCTGGTGGAGTTCTGTATGACTCTGGACGGGGACGACACCGAGGTGGAGTTCTCCGAAGGGAAGAAGCAGAAGCCCCTTGATTTCATGCTGGGGTTCCTTGGTGCGTTGCCAACCCAGGTCGAGTTCGAGGAGTTGGCCACCAAAGGGAAAGCACCGGAAACCGGCCTGGCAGGCGATGACAAGAAGATCGTCGAGTTTGCCGACAAAAACAAAATGACCTATCGCGACGCAGTGATTGAGCTGTCCCGTCGTGGGGAAATCAATCTGGAGGAGAACGATGAGTAACATATTCGATCTGTCATATACAGCCAACGAAGCGCTCACAGAAGGGCTCGGGGTATCGTTCGTTGCCGGAAACGATAGCCTTGTGGAGGTGGCCGATGCTGCAGCAATCCCACTGGGAATTGTCCAGCAGGATGCAGCGGCTGATGATTATGCCACTGTTCGTTTGTCCGGTCCATCAAAGGCAATCGCCGGCGCTGCCTTCGACGAAGGTGTGCCACTGAAGTTTGATGCGGCCGGAAAGGTCATTGCATGCGCGGCCCCGACGTTCCCCCTCACGGCAAAAGAGGAATCAATTGGACGTTCATTGGTGGCGGCAACTGCTGCAGATGAAATCGTCGACATCATGATAGAGCGCTCCACGCGCTACGTGTAATAAGGAGGTAACAACATGGCGAAAGTATTACATGTAAACCAACTGCTGACCAACATTTCGGTCAAGTACCGAAATGCCGCATACGTAGGGGACGCGCTCTTCCCTGTGATGCCTGTGACAAACAAGAGCGATGACTTCCTGGTCTATGAAAAGGCCGACCGGTTCACGCCCCCGGATGACCGGCTTGGCCCAAAGGCCGAAGCAAGGGAAGTGGACTGGGCGTCTGATATCGACACCTATGCATGCCAGAACCATGGCCTCAAGGACTTTGTTTCCAATGAGGACATAGCAAACGCGGACGTTCCGATCAAACCGGAAGCAGATACTGCAGAGTTTTTGACCGATATGATCCTGCTCAATCGGGAAATTCGGATCCGGGACAAGGTGCTGGGCCTGAGTCAGAATGCGACCCCCGGCACGAAGTGGAACGCGGCAAGCGGTTCGGACCCGGTCGCCGACATCGAATCTGCAATCGACGGGTGTTTTGTCCGTCCGAACGTGATGATCATCCCCCGGTCCGTCATGAAGGTGCTGAAGTGGCATGCCAAACTTGTGGATGCCATCAAATATGTCGGAATTGGCAAAGTCACAGCCCAGCACATTGCGGACCTGTTTGATGTGGAAAAGGTGCTGGTCGCCGACGCCAAGGTCAATACCGCAAAACCGGGCAAGGATCCTGTCTTCGCGGACCTGTGGGGGAAGAACGTTGTGCTGGGGTATGTGGATCCAAAGGCCGGCCTTAACGCCGTGACCTTCGGTCGCACCTTTGCATGGAAGTTTGCCAGCACTGGCGGCAAGGTGTTCCAGGCGCGGCGCTGGGAAGAACCGAAACGGGGGCTCTCCGGTGGCAATGTAATCCAGGTTGAATCCTCAACCGACGAGAAAGTTGTCGCAGCCGACTGCGGCTACCTGCTCAAATCCGTCCTGTCCTGATGGGGTGAATGATGGCGTATTGTTTAAGCGCTGATGTCCAGGCGTCCCTGGACGAACGGGTTCTGCTCTGGCTGACCAATGACAACGACGCGGCAACCACCGTGGATACGGATATCATAGATGAGGCGATTCGGGATGCCGATGCAACCATCGATGCATATTGCCGGAAGCGCTATACCGTGCCGTTTGACCCGGTGCCGGATAAGGTCCGCGCTCTGTCCAGGACAATCGCCATCTACACTCTTTACTCCAGGAAAGGAATCAATGACGGCCCGGAACAAACCGTCCGGGACAATTACAAGGATGCTATCGCATTCTTGAAAGACGTCTCGGCCGGTCGGGCCGAAATTGTGGAAGGGTCGGCGCCCACTGCGCCATCCAACCGGGTATCTGCCCGATCCCGGACAAAGATATTCAGCGAATCTGACCTGGAGAAATTCTAATGGGCATATCTATGACAGGGGATTGGGGGAAACTCCGGCATACACTGGGCAAGATGGCCACGATCAACCCGAAGGACGCTCACCGGATTATGGCAGGCGTCCTGCTCACCACAACTCAGCTGCGGTTCCGCAATACGGAGGATCCGGAAGGGAACAAATGGAAGAAATCGGCCAGGGCGTCGCTGGCCGGCGGCAAGACACTGACGGATTCCGCCCAACTGAAGAAATCCATTCATGCCAAATTCAGCGCTCGAAGCGCCTCTATTGGCACGAACAAATTGTATGCTGCCATCCACCAATTCGGCGGAGTAATCAAACCCAAAAAGTCCGCCTGGCTTACATTCGAGATCCCCGGCGTCGGGTTCAGGCGGGTGGCGCAGGTCACCATTCCGGCCCGGCCCTATCTCGGCATATCCGATGATGATAAGGCCCTGATGCGCCAGGCCCTTGCCCGCTACCTGAAAGGAAAGGTCACATGATAACCGCCTGCAAAAATTACCTGGCCGGAAAACTCAAAAGCATCGGAGTCCCGGAAGCTAACATCCGGACACGAATTAAGAAGTCCGGCCGCTATGAGGTCCCAAACTCAGCCATTGTGCTGGTATCTGATGACGGGTGGGTAAGCAAAGACACTATGGTGTCGAAGAAAATGTATACCGATGGCAGAGGCCTGGTGCTGTTCCGGCAGCGCTACAAGCGAGACCTTACCCTGGAAGTGAGCCTGATGACAACCGAAGAAGCGGATGCCGATGCGCGGGTAACGGCACTGGAAGCAGCTCTGGATAAGTCCATGATCGTAATAGACACGGCACTTCAGGAGTCCATCATTATCAAGATCAATGTGGAAAAGGTTCTGTGGGATGACGTGGAGGCAATCAGCCGAAGCGTATATACCGCGCAGGTGTATGTGAAATTTTCCAGGCCGATTGTCCACGCAGAAGACCAACCGTATTTCACCGATGTCGAGATTTCCAAAGACGACTTGAATCTTGAATCCTAACAACCTTATAGAGGAGGTTTAGTATGAAGAAAATTTTATTCATAATCATCCCGTTTATTCTTTTGATGGTTCCGCCCCCGGCGCTCGCATATGGCGTGGTGGTCCAGAATGACCAGACCTTTTCCACCCTCAAAACGACGCTTCCGGACGTTCTTGTGACCGAAGAGTTTGGTGGCGAACTATCCGGGACAACCCTTCGCATCCAACTACATAACGCAATTTTGAACAGGACTCTGTTGGCGGAGGCAAACTTAACCGCATCTCCGGCTGCGGCCCTCCCCATAGTGGATGGGCTGTTCGGATCTGATACGATTGTATTGAAATTCCCAACCCGCACAAATTTTGCGGAAGATGCATATGTCTGGCTGCAGAATGTCCCGATCCGGGCCGATTCCGATATCCCGATAGATATTACTGCCGATTTTTCAGCAACAGTATTGAATGTGTTTGTGCAGAAAGAAGGCATTGTGCTGGCGCACTACAGCCCCCGGGGAGAAGTGACAACTGAGATAAAATATTTCACATCTGCGGGCAAGTGGTGGTCCGGTGCCGTGTTGATCAATGATACCAGCGACGAAAAAACAGTGAAATTACGATTTCAATTTAATGGTCAGGAGCTATCCAGGGAGGTGACGGTGCAGCCGCATTCTCTCCTTGTGATGGGCTTTTATCAGGGGGCAGA